CCGGGTGCTTGTCGCGTAAACTGTGGTACATATCCTCCAAAAACATGAATTTCTGTTTATCATGACGGTAATTCTCCATATGCGAGCATAAAGCGTCGGCCAGATCCTCAAGCTTGATCACCTTCAAGTGTTCAATATGCTTGGTCCACCTTTTAGGGTAGTACTCAGGACCGTCATCGCCCATACGTAGGTCACTCGAGAAATACTCAGAATGATACATAGATTCACGCTCATGGATTTCCATCTCAACTCCCAAATCGGCAGCACAAGCGACATACTTGCTGACACCGCCAGGAACTGGCTCCTGGTTCACGTCGTCACCTCCGGCTATAATGCCGAGTGCTAAGATCTCTTCATCTGAGAGACCGAGGTGAATACAAGTCATCACATGCACAGCCAACTGAGCAATGGAGTTACCACCAATGGTGAAGAACCATCCGCTCTTCATAATGCCAGACGATTTAGGAGTGTACACCGCCCCATCTGAGGTGCGGTACACAGTTTTCTCGAAAATGTCTTCAAAGCAACCATCAACGTCTGCTAAATATCCGTCGAACTGCTCGTCGTCCCATTTAGGGTGTCGAACAGCCAAGTGCTTGACGGTATCGCGAGTTACCTCAACGATCCATGGGAACATCATATAGTCCCAATTAGTCTTATCACTTTCCCACACTGGGCCGGGGATGCAAGACGCTAGATGCTCAATATGACCAGGATTACCTGGAGCAAAAGCGTACTTAACCGGGATCTTCTTCCACTGTTTAACCAAATTTATCGACAAATTTTTAAACACCGATGCGTGCTTTACCGTGGTTTCGAGGGGGAGGTTCACGACAATGCGCGGCATGCCGTTAGCGAGTTTCTTCTTCTTGGTAGGCTCACCCTTGATGATAACCTTACCTTCGATACGCTCTTTGCGCCACTCGTTTACGACATACTGAGCAAATCCTTGAACGCCATAGGTATCCAGTACCTGCTTGTTTAGAGGCATACCCTGAGAACAATGTGGGTAGCCAGAAGCTTTTCCTGGATTGATGATTGACGAATGGATTATGTCGGTTACTCCCTCAAGGCGATTGTAATGTTCATCAGGAATGAACGAAGCAGGTTGTAGCATACTGGCGACTAAACCAGAACACCTCTTCTTCTCGCTGCCCGTGGGATTGCGCTTAATGCTACCTACACGTTTAGCATACAACTCCAGGTGTTTCTCCAGCGACTTACGCTCGTCTTGTGGTTCCATTGGAGGGTATTCAAATGCCCCTTCCTCGTACCCGAGGTCCTTAACTCTCTCTTTAAGTCCCTCCAAAACCTGAACGGCTTCAGGTCTGGGTATAGGCACTGATGGTCCGTGCACAGGCTTCAGTCCCTCCTCAACAGTGAAGCACTTACTAACCGGCGAGTTCTTCGCTTCGGTTTTCTTCTTCGGTTGAGAATGTTTCTTAACCTTCATCACGGCCACACTAGCATTTTCGTTGCGACGATAACGATCATCATCAAAGGTTACATGTCGGCCTTTGGACCTTGTGTCCATAATCATGTCCTCGAAATAATCTTCATCCCGCCGGGAATCACCAGTCAATCCAAAACACTCTACTAAACCTTTAAGGTCCCACCCAAAAGTCGCTTCCCCATTATCCAGAACGATAGCAAACTTGCCATCTCTCATCTGTTTAAGGTCTACGACACCGCCGCGCCATTTATTTTGGCGGTAAGCCTCCTTGTAGGAGGCGTCGGCGTAGGTGTACTTCTTCCGGTTCTTCGAGTTTGATTCAAGGCCTGTGCCTTTATCGATAAGGTACTCTATGTATTCTCTTCGGATTGCTACATTGTGATCTCCAGCAGCGCATACGTGCATGCCTACCACGCTTCCTCCACAACTCAAGATTGAGCCGGAAAAACCCTTTTGGGTGCTGGCCGTGTGATGCAGGTTTTCGTAACCTGAATCTGGCAAAGTCTTGCCAGAAGCTGCAACCAGAAG